GGGCAACATGACTGACACCTTTGGATCGTTATCGCTGGTTGCCACGCTGACTGACAGGTTGGTGCTGCTATCAACCGTCAACTGGGTGGTTGTGGCAGAACGAACGCGACCACTACGCCTGATGCCAGCTCTGACTGGATCAGCAATGTCTACAACCTGTCCAGGGCGAATAACAATGCCGCTTTCAATGCCAACAGAAAATTGACACGTCTCAGTCAAATTCTGCTCTGAAAGCAAAGTCCACTTGCCAATCCTGTGAGCCTGCCCTTGGCTGTAACAGCCAACAGCCTTTATGTCTTTGTTGATGATGCCGTATTTGGCAACAGCATCATGATCTTCGACGTACTCAAACTCTGTATCGCCTTGAGTGTCGTAGTTTTGATATGCAACCGTTGCAACGGTATGACGAACTTTTTGAGATGTTCCAGTGTATTCAAACAAGCCATCGATTACGTTTGACGGACCAAGCACATAACTTGAATCGGTTGGCTTGTCTTGGTTAAGGACAAGAGAGCCTGCGCCGTAGTAGGCGATGCCTCTGAAAATGGCTGTCATTTCTTGAATGACGTTGTAAACCTCAGCTCGGCTGTTAATCAGCATGTTGAGGCTGAATCGTGGCTCTTGACCGCCTTTCCCATCGTCTACAAGCTCGTTGCAATACTGAGAAATTGCAAAAAAGTCATACTTATCGAGCGTATCTTCAGGAATCGACGCCCCGTACCTGTCTGAGATCAGCAAGTCGTAGAGGCACCACGAAGGATCGTTACACCAAGTTGCAGCCTGAAAAGTTCCGTCCCAAATGCCGGAATACGTGATCCGTCCCAAATGCGTGGTGGTGTCTACTGTTGCGTTGCTTGGAATCTTGACCTTGATTCCACGAATCAGATATTTGCGACTAGGGATGCTGCTGAACTCTCGCGAGTCAAAACGAAGGGCAACTAGAGCTGAGTTTGGGTAGCTGAACTTTTCGTCGATAATTTCGGTAAAACTTTGAAAAATCGTGGTGCTAGCTAGTTTTTGACTGGTTTCGTCAGCACTGACACGCACCATCCGTACTTGCACGTTGGTGCTGCTGCTCAACGTGATCATGTAGTCACGCTGATAGCGGTTGCTGCTTTTGCCGCTAATCGTGTCTGTAACTACGTCGTTAAAACCACCGCCGTCATATTGAATTTGAATCTTGATGTCAACGGTATGGCCAACAATGTCGCCGTCATCTTCGACTTTCTGAAGAGCTGGAATGGTGAGGGTAACGCGAAGACGATCAACGTTTGTTCCTAAAACATTTCGAGTAACCGAAGTGCTGTTGGTTACTTCAATGTTGACCGCTCTCTCAACCTGTGTTGACCCAAAATCGCCAGGAATGTGGTTCTGCGCTTGAGTGCCATTGCGCGTGACAACGGTATAGCCAGAAAAGTTGTTGCTGCCGTCTGCGTTTTGAACGGGCGTGTTGTCTAAGAAGATGCTTTTGTTGCCGTCGTCTAGTCCTTGAATCTCGCCTTCACTAACTAGATCCAGCACATTGGCAAACTGGATCGACTGCAGAGTGTCATCTGCCTCGGTTGGTGTATGCGCTCCACCACCGCCTTTGCCGCCGCCACCAGCGCCTTGAACATACTTTGTCTGTGTCATACCTGTTTCTGGTCAACGTCAAGACCACTGGATAGCACTGCCGAACCAACGAACACCCGTCCATAGGCTATTGGCACAGGCAAACCTTGCTTAGAGGTGTTGACCACATTGTTAAAAACAAAAGATTCAAGCTTGGCCGCTTCTCGTCCACGCTCTAAACCCATGTCAGGTTGTGGCGAGATTGCCGTAGCAATACCTGACAAAATCAAAGAGCCACCAAGCAAACCAATCTTGGTAGCTAGAGTGCCTGCGATAGGCAAACCACCTGGCACAAGAGTTAAAGCGACTAAAGCAACCCCAGCCAAAATTTGCCCAGTACCGCGCCCAGCACCAGCCACCACGGGAGTGATACTAAAAACTTCTTTGTCGCTGAAGGGCATTAGCAAAGAGCTGACATCTTGCTCAGTTACTTTTTCTTTGCTGACTGCTACGCGATAGCCAACACCGTCTTTTTCACTATCAATCAACCATTTATCTAAACCAGGAAAATTGACGCACAACGCTTTGATCGCTTGCGCTGGTGTTGCTATATCAAACTCAAACCGGCATTGACCAAGCCGTTTACGCAAAGCGCCATAGACCTTAACGACTTTCATGCCTCAAGGCGCAGGCAGTGCTTTTCCCATAATAACCGCCGTAAAGGTCTCGGCTAGACAGCCTGCCCTGCACATGATGCAGCACTTGCTGATCACCCATATAAATTGCCGCATGGTTTGGTACGGGTGAAACAAGGTTCATCAAAATCAAATCGCCACGTTCCACCTCCTCTACTGGGATCTTGCGAAACCCTTCCTTGCTGAAGTTGTCCAGATACAAGTTCTGACCGTGGTCCCACCACTGATCACGCCTGTCATAGTCACGCAATTCAATGCCGTACTCCCTTGCGTACCAGTCGCGCACAAGCGTGTAGCAGTCCACAACGCCGTGAACAAACTCACGTCCCACATACGGCAGCTCAAAGCCCGCTGGTTCGCAGTAGCCCCATGCTTCGGTGTTTGGATTAACGATGAACCAGGGCAACTCTGACTTTTCGCAAGCAACACGATCAGCCGTTGATGGCTCAGGCTTTGTAATCGGATGGCTATGCACAATCGCCACCACTTCGCCTTGGTCCTCTACTTCGTTCCAACCGCTAAGAACAAAGTGCTCATCTGGTGTTTGAGCAATGTTTTGGCATGGAAAGTACCTGCGTCGTCCTTTGACAACAGCAATCAAACCACAGCATTCGCGAGGCGCTTCAGCTTTGGCGTGTTCAAGAATCTCAGCCTTTATGGCTGCTGACAGCCGCATCACTTGGTAAGACCTGCACCGGGGAATGACCCAAACGGAAGCTCAGCGTTATCGCCAAAACGGCACTTGCAACTAGCAATACGCTTCCCGCACACGTCTTCAGCATCAGTGGTCACACCTTCGTTGTTCACATCAAAGCGCCTGAAGTTAGTACCGTCGATTGTTTTGCCTGGGCCGGTAGTGGGGTTGTAACCGCACTCCGTTGACTTGTAGATCCACTGGCAAACGTTGGCGATGACCTGACGCTTAGGCAGCTTTTGACCCGCCAAGTCAAACTTGCTAGCCAGCTCAAACGTTACTGTGTCACGTGACTCACTCGCCTTGCGGTCGATAAACCAACGCTCTTGCGGAAACTGAGCGTTTGGATCTGCTACTCCACTTGGGTTGCCTAGGGTCTCAGCGTTGAAACTGTCCCCATCCTGCGTTGTCAACGTGTCTCCAGCTTGAGTGATCGCAACGTTCTCAAAACGAAAATTGATGTCGTCAAGATATTTTTTGAGCGTACGGATGCGCCGGACTTCCGCTCCACCAAGATCATTGCCTGCGGTTGTGGCGTTGACCAGCGCGAGCAACACCGACATAGTGCTGTCGAGATTGCTGACCGTCAGCGTTGGACGAGGCAACGTTCCAGTGCTGGTGTACTCAAAACCTTCTGCCTTGACCGGCAGCCGCGTGTATTGGTTGCCGTTAAATGTGACGTTGACTTGTTGGTTGTTGTCGTTGCGACTCATGCCAGCGTGCCAGCGGTACACGTCTGAACTGCCATGCAAGCTGCTGTCCAGACGCAACTCAAACAGCTCAATGACCGCGCTAGGTGCAAGCTTCAGCAGCTCGTCATAAACACTGCTGATCGCAGTCCAAACGCACGTTCCATCCGTAACCGTGCTGGCTATATCAGTAGGCCATGTCGGCTCTGAGCTGGCTGACGTACCAGCAGTAGTGCAGCGAAACCACAAGCCAGTTCCATACGAAACCGTGGGCCGACGAACGTCACCAACAGAAAACGAGGTGCTAGCGGTCCAAACTGCTGTCGCCATTACGGTTCAAATTTCTCGATGAACGTTGCTTGAATTGTGGCGCGGTTCAAGTATGGGATCGACTTGCTCCACGTCTCACAGACAAACTTCGAGCTTGAAGCCTCTCCTGGCGGTGTGAAGTCAAATGGAGCGTTGTCGTCAGCACGAGCATCCAAAAACGTTTCGATGGTATCGGCGTCAGACTCAGACACCTCAAACGTCAAGTTGTAAGTCTTGGGGTTTTGATTAAGGCCAAAAGTCAGACGGGCTTCGTAGCCATCAGAAAATTGCACCTTGCGAACGCTTGGTGCGCTGCGCTTTTGCAGCCCATAAGTCGGTGTAATCGAAGGGAAGGTGGCCATTAGCTTGCGAGAAGACCGCCAGGACGTTTCTGCTTGATTAGCTCAGCTTGCACTGCAGCGCCAAGCATCCTGCCAAGTTGTGCTGCTTGATCGGAGTCGCCTTCAACAGATGAACCAGAAGCATCCACGTTTACGGTCACGTTAGCCCCACCTAAAGCATGGTTTGGCGTGATGCTTCCGGAAACACCAGGGGTAAATACCTCCGGGCCTCTTTCTCCAACGATGTAGGACCTACCACCTGTAACTGGCCCACCGTTAGCTTTGAAGATGTCACGGATTGCACCGAAAATGCCGCTGCCACTGTCTTCGCCTAAGCCGAAGCTGCCAAGCGCGAAACTCATCAACTGACGGCTTGCGGAGTTCAAAACGCTAACTAGAGCTTCACTTGCGCTTGTTGCGCCCAAAAGTGCGCCGGTTATTTCCTGCTCAATAGTTTGGCCGATTGCTGCATACAGTTCATTAAGGCGTCGTGCTGCCTCTTCCTGCGCTTTCGCCGCATC